TCTCTTTCATCTTCTTAACCTGCCCCAAATGTCCATATAACTTTGTATTGGCATTCTCACGAACTGTACATGTATTAAAGATCAGAAAGTCTGCTTCTTCTGTTTCAACTTCTTCATATCCGATCGTTTCTAAGATCCCTAATAACTTTTCAGAGTCTTTTTCATTCATCTGGCACCCAAAGGTTTTGACAAAACAGGTTAGGGGACGACCTAATTCTTCTGATCTCTTAGCAACCCATTTCTTCATTTCTTCCATATATTCATACTGAATCTGTGACTGTGTTCTATTTTCCATTTATATTCTCCTAAACTAATCTCGATTTAAACAATACTTTATTATAACGTGTGTTGGGCAGAGTGGCAAGAAAATTATCATTCTCATTCCTGTGCTTTTCTAAAGGATTTTAATGATGTAATAGCTCTCAACCCATTACTGCTGTATTCCGATTGATTTTTTTGTGTATGCAATGCTTCAAACCCTCATTTTTACTTGCTTTTTTATTATTATCTATCTAATAAAAGGGGGTACTTTTCTGCTTTGGGCTTTTTATACAAAAAGTACCCCGTTTTAGAGCAGAATAGTACCCTGTTTTAGGTAAAAAGTACCCCCTTTTAGAACAGATAAGTACCCTGTTTTAAAGCAAGAAAGTACCCTATTTTAGAGCAGAATAGTACCCTGTTTTTAAAATTTAAGATACTTTGTTGCAACGTACCCTGTGACATTTTTATAGTTTACTTTTGTCCATGTTGTCCCTTTTTTGACAACATTTACTTTTATACCTTTTTGAATTTTCCCAATTTTTTTTGCAGAAGCATTTGCTGCACATCTAATTGTCAGCGGATCAGTTTTTGTATTAACTGTTGCATATGTACTCTTCTTAATGAACAGTGCATGCTCCGCCTGTCTTCTTCTTGTTAGTCCTCTGTAAACCTTTCCACCTGCTTTATTGTAAGCTAACATTTTTTCTGCGATCACTTTATTTGATCTAGTGCCATTTGCAGTCAATCCGCTAATAGATCCGATATTATAACAAAAGCTTACTAATGCATCTATCTGATTCTGATTCCAATTGTACTTTTTGTTATACTTTACAACTAATGGCAAATACTTCTTTGTGAGTGCTTTTTCAAGCCATAAATCCGCAGTCTTTTGTGTAATCACGAGCCCCTTTTCAATCGTTACCTTTGTAATTGATTTATCAGAGTTTGTAATACCATACCCTATTGTCCATACACCTACCTCATCGCGGTAAGCTTTAAGTTGGCATCCTTCAAATTTTTTTACGAGATTGATACAGTTTTTTGTAATTTTAGCCATAGGATCATTCTCCTTCCTTTTTAATTGAATCGTTCAGCTTGCCATCGTCAAGCAGATCTTTAATACCATCGAACCACAATTGAATAGCAGCTCTTAACACCTCATCTGTAATAAATAATTGTGCGACTGGTGGCAACATAGATCTTGCGAGATGGATAACATAATTTAGTTTCTGTTCACCCTGCCCACTTGCAATAAATGTGTGCTCCGCTTCCAGGAAGAGCTTGTACACATCGTAACGAATACCTTCCAATCCTTTCTTCTGGATATATCCAATAATTACTTTAATCAAAAAAGCAGCGATCACTATTGTGATTACTGCTAAAAACAACACCTTATTCTGCTGATATAATTCGTTCATTTCTTTTCTCCTTTACAATCCCACCTGACTTAAGCAATATCCAATTACTGCTCCGATCAGTGCCATTACAATGTGTTTTTTTGCTTCTCTCCACATTTCGCCATCTTGTTTTTCCAATTCTTCAAGACGTCTTCCTTGATCTGTTTGTCTAAGTACCATACTTTCCATGTTGTTTGCTAACTTTTGCACGGATAGTGTCAACTCATTAATTTGATTAAATGTGTTCTCAAGGATTTCAATCCTATGATTTTGTCGTTTATGCTCTTTCTCAATCCCGTCTTTAAATTCTAGATGTTCCTCTCTCGAAACATATTCCGTTGGCATCCTTATTTTCTCCTTTCTTAATGCATTTATTATTGCATAAAAATAAGACCATCACGGTCTTGCTCTAATTTCCATATTTTATCTCCTTTTCCTTGACTTTATTTCCAATTTTTGTTATAATTTCCATATTTTCATTAGAAAACTTTTTTCATACTTTCAGTACATAATATACTCCCTATGTACTGATATTCCTTTGTACAAAAAGGACGTTCCTCTTGAACGTCCTTTTTGTTATACTATGCAGCGTTTATGGCTACTTTTGATTGTTGCTTCTGTTACGTCTGCGTATTCCAGCGTTGTGGCTATGCTAGCATGTCCTAAGAACTCCTTAATCTCCTCGATCGGCATTCCGTGATCGCGTGCATCTGTTGCTGACGTGTGACGAATCAAATGCGGATGCACTCTTCTTTTTATGCCGGACTTCTTTCCAAGCTCTCTAAACCGTTTTTCAATTGCTGCTTTCTTAAGCCGTCCATGCGGTTTTCTCTCTCCCACGAATAGTGCCGGATCATCAAGATTCCTTACTTCTAAATAATTTTTCAATGCAAGTTCAGCTTTTGCATTCAAGAATGATGGCCGATGTTTATCACCTTTTCCAAATAAATATACTTCCTTCTTTGAGAAATCAACGTCATCAATATTCATTCTTTCACATTCTGTAACACGACATCCTGTAGAGTAGAAAAATTCGACTAGAGCTTTATCTCGAACCGTCTCACATGCGTTACGAAGCATTTCCATCTCGATCGGTGTAAGTGGCTTCTTCTTTTTCCTTTCATATTTAATCCGTTTAATATTTCGACACGGATTCCTGTTTATGTATTCCTCATTTGCTGCCCATTCCAGAAAAGCATGTATTGCAGACCTTCGACTGTCTAATGTCCGATTACTTAAATTTCTCTTTTCCTGTGTCTTATACAGATAGACTCGTATGTCATTAGCGGAAATTTCTTTAATATCTTTATTCATAGCTAAGAAAAAATCCTTCAGATATAAGTCATAAAGTTGCAACGTCTTCATACTCATACCTTCAATTTTTCGTGTTACGAAATAAACCTGATAGCATTCTGGTAGATATCCTTGGTAGACTGTCAATGCTGTTTCTCTTTTTTTGATTTCAAAATTATTAACGAAAATAGTCAATTCTTTAAATATAATTTTCAAAGAATTATCATCGATCTTATCAGAAATCTTCGTCATAAATGAGGTTACAAACTGTTCACGCATAATAAAATCCCTCCTTTGGGGTATACCCAAAAGTAAGAGACTATGTTATAATATGCTCGTACCTTCGAGTACACCGTGTGGAGCTGAGCTTGTTTGATTGGTAGTCAGGAGTTCAGCTCCTTCTTTATTTAGTTCTAACATCTATTATACCACCTAATTCTTGAAAAAATGGAAGTTTATAGACTCTTTAGAAATGTTTAATAATTTTGTAAAATTCAACTATATTTATCCAATTTTTGATTGTAAAACTCTAAATTCAAAAGTATTTCCAGCTTCAACTTGTTGATTGGTAAGTTTAATATTTGCACCTGTCGTATTTTTCTCTAATGTATAATCCACACCTTCTACAAGCATTACACCATTTAGATTGACATATAATATATCTGTTCCTGGTGTAAACGTTAAATCGATCGGGAAGCTTGTTCCACTGCTTGTTTGTATTGTTTTCGTTAGTCGTTTCTCTGTAATCTTCGTATTTACCTGTAATTTGCTTGTCAATGTGCTAAACCATTCTTCAAACGAATCTTCTTGCTGCTGCTTCCATTCTTGCATCTGATCATAAAACTCTTCATATGCTTTCTGCCACTGTAGATATAATTTACTTGTATCTACCTGCTGTATGATCCCAGTCACCCAACCACATACGTTATTATCAGCTCTGCAATCCTCAATGTTTGATTGACTTATCACTGTTGCTCCACGTTCTACATATACATATGCCAAGCACATTTCCTTTACAGTATGTGAGTTTGTCATTTCCGGTTTCGCTGGTTCTGATGCATTTTCTCCATCTTTTGCAACAAGTTCAATCGTTCTTGCTGTCAAATCCAGTCTTGCAACAATTGCCGTATAACGATTCAATGTAACATGGGCAGAACTAATTGTGATCGGATATGCAGCATCATTTTTCAACCATCTCGATCCGATCAGCATTCTTCCGCTCTTTACCTGCACCTGCATACCAGTAGATGCTACTACCTGCATTGCATCTCCTACATTCTCGTACACCCCATCACTGACTAAACCTTCAAAATACGTGCTTATCTGATCTGCATTATATGTACGATCGTAACTCCCATCACTCTGCTGAACTGCGTTAAAAAAACCATATGTAACTGCCATATATTTAAACCTCCCATGTACTAAATGTTGGAACAACCGATGTCCCATTTTCGTCACTACTTTCAATAATCTCCGTGATCCGCGGTGTTGCACTAATTCCATATTCATTTGTTACCTGCACAATATCACCACAAAAATAATCTTCATTCAATATATAATTTCCATTCTGATCGGTACTTCCTTCAAACGTTTCAGTCGTTGATACATTACTAAGCTCATTTTTTCCATAATCCTGAAGCATCTTATAATATTCTTCTTCGGTTATAATTTTACCGTTACTGGAAACACTTGAACCATCTATGTATGTCTCGTATCGATCAAATCCTTCTGCATCTCCAATTGATGTTGTTCGCTGATCGGTACCTTCTCCTTCACCACCAATCAATGCAGCGTTTTTGTAATCACCTTTTTCGTATGTATATGTTGTTGATAGTAGGTTATCAAAATCATCCGAAAATACAACAGGAATACGCTCTTGCTGATTGTATGACCTGTCCAGTCCTTTATATAATTGGAATACAAATTCTGCATTATCTATATACACATCCCAGCCAATTCCATAGGTGCTGCATGTTGTCTCCATCCATTCTGCAATATTGTCTCCCATTACCTGCACATCAAATGTATCTTCGATTCCTATTTTGTCCGCAAGCCTAAAATGATCCATTTTCCTTTTTTCATCTTCCGGTGATATTATGTTTTCTGTTATGATCTGCCTGATTCCATCTTCGACCAAACCATTTAGTATTGTCTGTTTCCATACAACTCGCCTGCTAACAATATATTTAAGACCACTGCCAGTAACTGTGATCGTATCTCCATTTTCAGTGTCATTGTCAATCTTAATAGATTTTATCAGCATCACATTCTTCCAGGTATTTTCGTTTCTATCCTTATCCCGGCACAATAAACGTCCTTCCTGCAATAGCTCAATGTTCTTTTCTGTTGCAGCTACGATCAATTGAAAGTCGTTAACAGAATAATATTGAGTTGTCCAGATACAACTTTTAAATGTATCTATTATATCAAGAATATTTGCATCAAAATCTAACACATAAATCTCCATTTTACACTCCTTCAAACTGATCATTTATAATAAATGTACATTGCAAATTTTCTGGAGACTCATCCGCTTCATATGTGAATATGTTATCCCCAGGAATGAGGCTAAACCATTTCGATCCTGCTTCAAGCTTCCCTATAATATTGCTTTCAACACCATTGCTTAATAATTTGATTGATTTTTCCTTTTTCTGTGTGTTGATCGTAATTTCATCTCCAGATTCCATTGATATATTAAGAATCATATGATAATTATTATCAACGTCATAAATCTTCGGATTTGTTACAGCTCCCAATGCCTGTAATTTAATAATTACCCCCGTTTCAATGTCTCCGCCATTTACAATTGTCTTTTGTTCTCCCATCTTGATTGTAGAAAATGGTATACCACTTTTTTCAATTGCAAATGGAAACATAAATTTATTTTCGATGGAAGAAAATTCTGTAATGTTCTGCTCAACTGATCGGAACAATGACATTGGGCAAGTGATCTCAATCTGAGCGGTTTGTTTTTTTTCAAAATATTCAATTGGCATCTTTGATACATATCCATCTATGTACACATTGCGAACGTCATTTTTGTAATATAACCTAACTGGGTACTTCGTTTTAAAATATTTGTACAAATGCAAGCGGTTTTCTTCTGCCGGTCCATTGATTGCCATTGTGATCGTAATCTGTCGATCATTCACATAAGATGAATTGTAAACAGATCCGTCCATATTAGCGACCTTTGTTGTATTTATGACGGACTCAGGAGGATAGAGTCCGTCAACGCTTGAGATCGTGTAACGAGGATTCTTTGTTAATTCCATCTGTTCCCCGTATTTGTTCTCAACTTTTAATTTATACATATCTATCACTCCTTATGTTGTCATTGCTTTCAGCATATTTACCTGCTGCCTTCTTGCACGGTATGTATCAAGTGCAGATAGCGATTTAGGGCTTGTGTTGTTCTGCACAAGATTATAATTATTTACAACTGTCTGTGTTACTGGTGCTGATCCTCTGTTATTATTTGCCCCAACAGTTCTTCGTACATTGCCGATATCGGTTGTGTAGTCTCCGATTGGGCTTGTCACACTGTTGATAAATTGTCTCGCATTTTGCTGTACTCGCTTAATGCTCTCTAAGAGTCCATTACCAAAGCCTTGCCCAGTAAATATACCCAACCCTTCTGTAACTTTTGACGGGCTGTGAATATCAAGATCTGACTTAAACTGATCAACCATTGCCTGTACCATTGTTTTAATCGCACTTGTCATGTAATCTGTATCTTTTGTAAGCCCTGTTGTAAATCCAGCCATAACCTGTTGACCGATAGTTTCCAGCTCTCCAGGAAGATCTTTGAAAGCTTGTTGTAAAGAATTTTTGTAATCATTTGCTACGTTGTCAAAATCCTTTGAATAGATTTTTTTTGCAGATTCCTCTGAAACACGCATCTTTTCATCATATGCATCTGAGTATGCTTTCAGATCAGCATCACTCATAGCAAGTAGGCGGTCCATAAATGCACTTCCCTGATCCATGTCATAGCTTGCGATCTGGTCAAATAGTTCGCTTGATACCTTATTCTTGATTGTTTGCAACTTATCCGTATAATCACGAATATTTTGCGTCTGTTCTTTGATATCATTCACTGTCATGATTCCAGCATTTGATATCTCAAACAGATCTCCGGCACTCTTCAGTTTTGAGATCAATGTATCCTGCTTCTCAATCAGTGCATCATATTTCGCCTGGTATGTGTCTGTAATTCCGTTGATCGTATCATCGATCAGCGTTTGTGCTTTTGTCTGATACTCACTTAATGCACTTGAAAATTCAGAGATCATCTGTGACGATGCTTCCTGATAAGCATTATTGAATTTTGTTTGTTCAGAAACAAGTTTCTTATAATCATTTGTTTGTTTTTTATAAGTATTCATCTGCTTCTGATACTTTTTCATCTGACTGCTGTACTTGGATTTATCTTTTGACTTTTTCGCCTTTTTGTAATTCTTTTTCGCCTTGTCATAATTACTTTTTGCTGTTTCATAATTCTTCTGTGCCTTATCTCTCTTTGTCTCAGCTGATGAAAGCTGTTTTTCAAGCCCTGACATCTTCTGATCGCTCTGATACTGCATCTTACTTGTCATGTAATTAATCTGTTTAGACATTGAATCACTAAAAAGTGTACTGGCGTTACTTGCCACCTCTGAAAAATTGAAATCACTCATATTCTTCATTGTGTCAACAACAGTAGTAACCATATTTTTTACAATCTTAACAAGGTTATTTTCTTCGGAAACAATACCGTTGATGTAGCCTTTTGTAAAGTTTTTACCAGATTCATAAGTCAGCTTAGAAGGTGATCCTTCCTGCTGTGCGGTACGCAATGATCCATAAGCACTTACTGCCATATTTGCAGCACTTCCCATAACTGTTTTGGTCATTGATTTAATACCATTATTAAATCCTTCTCCAAAATACACACCAGATTGAGTCGTCAGCTTAGAAGGTGATCCTTCTTTTTGGCCTTTCTTCAATCCATCCCAGGCTCTTTGTGCTAATTTCTTTGCTGCGTTCCAAGCTGCACCAACTAATGATCCAATACCATTGATAAATCCCTGTGAGAAATTAACTCCAGAACTATGTGTATTTACAGAGTCAACACCACTCTTTGCACTCTTTGCAAGGCCTGAACCTTTCGTATTTGCGACTCCTCTTTTGCTTCCAATAGCATTTGCATAGCTTGTTCCAAATTTTGTACCAACACCTGCAATTCCAATTCCACCTTTTTTTGTTCCAGCAACAGCAGTTAATCCAATTGAATTTGCTACTTTCTTGGTCTGTCCAGATGTATTTTTCAGACTTTTGCTATAACTACTTCCCCCGCTTGTACCTGCTGCACCCATTCCCTTTGAGCCGTTTTTAGTACCTTTTACAGTTGAATTACCAAGCACTTTTCCAGCTTTCTCTGCTGTAGTCTTCCCGGCCAAAATTTTGTTTACTAGTTCATTAACTGTTTTTGTTCCATCCTGTCCGGCAGCCTTTGCAGCATCTTTGAACGTAATCGCATCATTTACAAGCTTTGCAGCGCTCTTTACACTTGTCTTTCCTGTCACAATCCCAGTCATTAAAGATTGCGGTATTTGCTTTCCTGTAATACCTGCCTTCTCTAACGAAGATTTAAAATCTAATGCAGTCTGCACTTGATCAGTAGCTGTTTTTACACTTACTTTTCCGCTTGCAATTCCATTTGCAAGTGATGCTGGTATCTTAATACCTGCATTTTTTGCTTTTGTTACAACATCACTAGATCCAAAATCAATTGCACTTTGCAGCTGTTTCGTTGCTTCTTGAACCGAAACTTGACCGCTTGCAATTCCTTCACGCAAAGATTTTGGAATTTTGATTCCTGCCTGTTTTGCATCTGCTACAGTTTTAGAGTCGTCAAACTTCGCTACCTGTTTCAATGCATCTACAGCTGTCTTTGCTGATACTTTCCCAGAAGATATACCTTCAGCAAGATTTTTTGGGATATTCACACCATCAACCTTTGCCTGCTTCGCAAGCTTATCAAACTTAATCAGATTTTCCATTCCTTCAACGGTCTTCGGAACTTCATATTGTCCTTCTTTAATTCCATCACTAACTGCTTGCGGAATCTTCTTTCCTTTTGCCTTCATCTTTTCTGCGATCGCACTCAAGGATTTATCAATTTCAGCTACGTTGATCTTTGATTGAGCATATTTTTCTGTCTTGTCGTACTCTCCATTCAGTTCAGCCAATTTCTTTCTATTCTTGTCAACTGCCTCTGATGTTTTCTCATAAGCCTGTCTTTTTTCTGACTCGTTCTGAATTGCTTTCACATAATTATGGTACTCTTGGCTATATTGATTTGATCCAGTTTTTAAATATGCTTCTTTCGCTTTTTGTGTTTTATTTTGTGCAGCTTTATACGCTTCTTCGTTTTTTGTATTCTGTTTTACGAGATTTCCTTGTTGTGTTTCTAATTTTACAATATCTTCTGCTATTGTTTGCAGATTGCTTTGTGCTGCTTTCGCAAGGATCAGTTCTTTTTGTGCCTTAATATTTGCTTCAATTGCTGATGTTGATTTGTTCAGTTTGTCCTTTTCCTCATCATATTTCAGATTTAGATCTGGCATAAGGTCATTTAATTTCTGTACATAATCTCTAATTAATGCTTTTTGAGCCGAACTTTTCTTTTCGACACCAATTAATTTATTTAAACGATCATAGTAAATGTCTGCCTGCGATCCTTCTTCTTGAGCATTTGAAATATTACTCTGTCTGGCTTTGTCAGAGTCTGACAAAGCTTTCTTAAGTTCTTTCTGTTTACTGATCAATTCATTTGTTGACTTCGTATTTTGATCGGTTGCACTTGAAGATAATTTTGTTTTGACAACGTACGCTGCGATTCCTGCTGTTAATGCTGTAATTCCTGCAACTGCAAGTGTTACAGGATTCGCTAACATTGCTGCATTGAAAGCAAGTTCTGATCCGGTTGCAACGTCTGTTGCTGCACTAACGACTCCAAACATTACAGCTGTCTTTTGCAGTGTCTGGATAAACGACATTAATTTTTGTGCTGCAAACATCGTTCCGATCCCGGCACCTACAGCGGCAGTTGCTGGAAGAATTGAATTGATATTCTCAATCACGAATTTCACAAATGATTTGACATCTGGTAAAGCTTTCTGTGCCAACGGTTGAATCAAATCAACTTGAACGCTTCGCCCGATCTCTGCGAACTGTGAATTAATATCGTCATAGCGTACATCTTTTAGTTCTTCCATTGTACCCTTGACATCTTTAAAGGTATCTCCAGTTGTTGTCAGTGATTTAATGACCTTTAAGTTTGCATCTTCACCCATTGTACCGAAAGCAGTTTGTGCCATTGTTAGAGCTTTCTGCTCATCCGTACACTTATTGATATCTTTTACAATAGATTCAATGACATCTTTCATTGTACCTTTTCCGCTTTCCCACGATTTGAAAGCGGCTTTAGTATCTTTACTGAACATGCCGATACTTTTTCCAATCGTACCATCACCTAAACGGTTCTTAACCTCATTGATTGAATCATTTACCTTATCTAGATTATAAGCTCCGTTTTTTGTTCCGTTTTTCAGAAGCTGGAAGTATTCCGTTGCAGAATATCCTGCCTGTTTAAAGTTACCTCCATATTCTGCAATGTTATCTCCAAGCTCATCGGTATAATCAAGACCTTCCTGTGATCCTTTTGCAAACAAATCAAAAGCTTCCGTTGAATCGATCCCGAAATGAGTCATCAGGTTGCTGACACCTCTGACAGTCTCGCTAAAATCTGAATCAAACGTATCTTCCAAAGAGATCGCATTTTCTGCCAATTCCTTGATCTTTGATGGATCTGTTTCGCCTGTTACCTGCTTGATATATGCCATTTTATCACCGACATCTTGCAAGCTCTCCCCGAAGTTATTCTTGTACAGATCATTCATTTCTGTTTTGAATGACTGCATTTCTTGAGCACTTGCTCCTGTCTGTGCCTGAAATTTGTTATAAGCCTGGTCTGATTCACTTCCAAAGTTCTTTAATGCCTCAATGGTTCCCTTAATTCCATCTGCTAAAAGATTTGCAATCGTACCTTTTAAGACTGTGAAGCCGTCTGCACTTTCTTCCGCTGCATCTGCGGCTTTATCTATGCTCTTATCAAGTTCATCGGCTGCGTTTGATGCACTTTCCATCTTGCTTTTATTCTGTACAAGTTCACTTGACAGCTTCGAGATCTCATTCGCAAGTTTCTGTGCTTCATCAGATGTTTTGCCCTGTTCCATAACAACTGAGGAATACTGTGCTTTTAAAGACTGCAAATCTGATTCCTGCTTTGAAATCGTAGATTCCAGTCTTTCATAAGCTGTTTTCAACTCATTTGCACCATTGGCTGCCTGTGATGATTCTCTTTCAAGATCACTCATCATGCGACCGTATTTTTCTAATGATGCTTTTGTTTTATTGATCGCTGCTTCCTGGTTCTTTATCTTAATCAGTAATTCCTGTGCACCTTTGGAATTTTTCCCTTGACTCTGTACTGTTAATTCATATTGTTTATTAAGATCATTCAATATGGACTTTTCAGCTGACAGTGTGCTGCGTAACTGATTCATTTTCGCACTGAGTCCATCGGCTGATTTTGCCCAGTTGTCCATACCAGCACTTGAAGCTTTAAATTCTGCATTGGCGAGCCTGATCTGCCTTCTTGCTTCTGTCATTGACTTCTTCAACTCTGATATGTCCATTTTTATTTTTGTTGTACTGTCATCTGCCATTTTCTCACCGCCTCCTTCCTAGAACCAGTCATCTCCGGCTCTTCTTCGTATTACTTTTGTTGTATTGCTATTGCTCTGCTGATCATTGTCTTTTGCATCCCTGATCTGCATTGCTCTCACATCTGCATACAAACGAAGTACGTCGTGATATGTTCGTTTTTCAATGTCATATGGAGACAATGCCGGGAACTCTTTGCATAATTGATAATTTATCTCGAATAAAATTTCAAATAGCGGGGTGTCTCTTTCCCCGCCATCTAGTTTTTTGAGTCATTTGGAATCGTTAAAATCTCAGCGAATGAGTATCTTAATGTTGCAACAACAACTGGTACTAATTCTTTTAGTTTCACATGCTCCCAATCTTCTTCTTCCATATCAGGAAAACATGCGCTTAGTATCTCAACAAGCTGCCCCCATGCATCACAAATAACATTTAACAGTTCACCTGTGTCATTTGTGTTGTCTACATTTAACAGCTTCATCATTGCTCTGATTGTCCCAAATTCAAAATCAATTGTCTTGGCTGTACAAGTCTTTTCTACATTTCCGTCTTCGTTGTAAACATTAATCTCTAAATTCATATCTGCTCCTTTGCGAAAAAATCCCGGTGTTTTTTGCACCGGGATTGTATTATTAAACTGTTCTTATCTACATTACTCTTTTAATTTTGGCTTCACTGTATCAGGATCCTGAACTTTATCAAAGAATGTCGTTGTATCTACAAGATCTAAGCTTGTATCAAGGTTAACCGCCTTTGCTGGTTTTCCTGTCTTCGTAAATTTATGTGTTGTGCAAATTCCTGTATAAGTAATTTCCTGTCCGTTTGCATCTGTTCCATCATCTTCTGACTGATGATCTGAATCTGGAACTGAGAAACTACCTTTCAGTCTCCATACCAACACTTCTTTACCATCTGTTTTTTTCGTTCTATATCCAAATGCAAAGTACTTAGGTTCACGTTCCTGCTCAACCATCATTCCTGTTTCTGGATCATAATACTGTCCTGTGATTTCCGCTAAAATGTCAAGTGGGATTGCAGAACTATTGATTGTAATCTCATCAGATCCTGTTGACGATATTACTACAGCTGGAACATTATCATAATAATGTGGTTCATTACTTGAATCTGTTGATTTTGCAATTTCAGATACTCCAGTAAACTGTTTCACTTCTCCAGTTGTAAACGTTTCACCATCTACTGTAACTTCTGCATACACAGCATCTGATACACCTCTGTATTCAAAAATTTTCTTTTCGTTTTTTCCACTCATTGTTTGCCTCCTAAACTTCTAAAAAATGAACCTCCATGCCTCGCCCCGTATGAGTCACTTCGTCAGATGCGACATCATATCCTTTACTTGGTATGATCCATTTTGCTTCTTTTAGTTTCTGCCATGCTTGTGCAAGCACACTATATGTCTTTTCGGGATCCATGCTGTAAAAATTAACGTCAAAGTCCCAATCAGTTCCATATTCATCATCGTCATAATGCGAATGGTTTGAACTGTCATTGTTCCAAAATGTGAAAAAATGATCTGGATAGCTTTCATCTTCAGATAAACTTCCCTGTCTCAGCACTGGATATCCAAAGGACCCTAATAATTCAATCAGCTGATCTTCCATCTTATCCTCCCATTCTGCTTTCAATTTCTGTCTGGAATACATCAACCATATCCTTCTGGATACCTTTCATGTATTTCTTTTGTTTGTATATTGCATTGAGTTCCTTGTTTGGTGCCATTCTTGGAGTTCCTGTGATCAGATAACCACCTGCTCCTGGTTTAGCAAAATCAAATCCAACACCAATTTCTGCAACTGGTCCTGCCCACTTTACCTGTGGATTCATTAAGATACTGCTTTTTGTATCTCCAGTGGAGTATTTACCACCTCGTGGAAGATTTGGCTCTGCTACTGCATCCATTGTGTCGTATGCGATCGTTTCACCTGCCTGGTTCAATGCATCCTCTACAATTTTTGGCACTGCTGCATTAAGATCTTCAAGTTTTGCTATGTACTCATCAAAACCTCTTGTATCTAGTTTTAGTAAGTTTTTTCCCATACTTATGCACCACCTTTAACCCTCCGAACCTTAAATTTGCACCACTGGTTGCGTTGATTGATATTCTCCGGATCATTTATGATCTCATAGATCTCTCCTGTTTCCGCAAGCATGATTGCACAATCACTTTTGATATCCGGTCGATACCAAGTTTCTATGTTTGCCGTATCCTCAATCGCATACACACCATTAACATCTCTTTCTGTTCCACCATATGTCTTAAATGCACACCAGATAAGATCACCATCTTCTGGATAGGTCTTTTTGATCGTTCCTTTGATGTTTTTTGTCTCTGGTATCAACAGCTTGATTGGAACCGTAAATGCAGCTGATGGCTTATAATCACTCATTTGATCCACCATCCTTTTGATACGTTAGTTGTGTTACACGTCTATAGAAAAATTCTGAGAAATCTCCATCACCGCCACCATATCCATACAGCAAGTCGGAAACGCCACGGGCGACAGCTCCGACAATTTGCTTAGACTCAATTACAGTACCAGCGACACCTGCATCTAACATAAATAATTTTACATCGTCAATATAGCCCTGAATCTTATCATCCTGATATGATCCAGTTACACCAATTCTTAACTTGACTTCTGCAAGTAATTGTTCATCTGTCACCCATCAGCCCTCCTATTTCTTTTCGCTTGCATCCTCAGTTGTGGATGCTACTGCTTCAGCACTTGCTTTTTTCTTGATGATATAAACACCTGATGGATCAGCGATCTTACCATCTACGATTGTAAGTCCTTTGTTTACCCATTCGTTTTTTTCTTCATCAAAGTATCGTTTCATCCCAAATGCAAGATTTGTGTTAATAATGTAATCAAGTGGATTCCAGTACACTCCAACAACATCTCCTTCATTGGCTGTGTCGAAATCTGCAATAACATCTGGTTCAACCATTGTCACTTCGCGACCATAGAATTTTCCACTTTTCGCTGATTCACCAATGTTTAATTCTGTCGCCTCTTTGTAAACTGGACGATTGTTTGCATCTTTCATCGTCAAAAGATTTGCTTCTACTGTGGATGGTGGGAAAACAAATTCTCCCTGTCCTCGCTTAGATAATGGAATAACTTTAAACAGTTTCTTTCTCCATGCTGTCCAATCAGAGAACTCTTCTTCTGTGAATTCAAGAACATGTCCTGCCTGGCTTGTGACTCTTGTATCTTTTAAGATTCCAAGCATCTGCCCTGTTCCGGTACCAAGCATAATTCCTTTATCCATAGCTTCCACATAAGCTTCTGTCATCACATTGATAACCTCTTGCTCAAACATATCAAGAGTAATAATTGATGATAATAATGTCTGTGATACTCTAATTTCTCCAATATTGTAGGAAAATTCAATATACTCTTTAATATCTCCAGCTTTCTGACGATCAGAAGTTTTTGCTTCTGTAATCCATTTGAACGTACCTTTTAGATCAGAAATTGGAATCTTAACTCCACCCTGAATATTGATCTTACGTACTTTTGAATATAACTGACCATAAACCTTAGATACCTTTTTGATAAACTCGTTCATGATCGTTGTTGGAATGATCATTCCAAGATCTGCTGCAACTGTTGGCCCTAAATCTCCTCCAGCTCTCTTCTGCATCAAATTTGTTGGAATCGGTGTTCCTCTCTGTACGTAATCTTTAAATGCCGTACGGTACTCAACTGTTGCGTATGGATCTGCCGCACTTCTTTGCTGATTCATGGATGTCTGCTGTCCAAACATTCCACGTACCACTGTAGAATTAACAGGTGGCTGTCCATTCATTGGCTCTGCATTTCTCTGCTGTCCTTCACCTCCTTCTCCTGAATTAGATGTTGGATCCCCTCCTTCCGGCTCTTCGCCAATTGCATCAATTTCTTCCTGTGTTTCCTCGATATCATCGTTAAGATCTTCTAATTCTTCATTGATACTTCTTACTTCTGCTGCATCCTGTGATGCTAATGCTCTTGATTTTAATTTGTCTTTCTTCGCCTTTAATCTTGCAAGACGTTTTTCTAAAATTTTCTTACGACCCATTACAGCCCTCCTAATAATTTTGTTTTCTCTTTTAATAGTTCCAATTCAGTGTCCACTGAGTTCGCATTCTGCTGTCTTGCAGTCTCCACTGCTGACCTGGCATTGTCCAATGCTTCCTTGCTTCGTGCATTTATTTCAGTCGTCCCATAAGCTGGAAATGTAACAGCACTTACTTCGACGATTGTACTAATATCCTTGATATGACGTGTAGGATGATCGCTGTCCAGATCTTCCCATTCTTCATCTCTAATTCCAAACATAAAAGACATTCCAGATATATCACCACGTTGTACAGCACTGTATAATGCTCTTGCTTCACTGTTGTTTTCTGTATCAAGTGTCACACGAATACCTAAACCGTCATTGTCGGTTGTAAGCTGCATTGTACTGTTGCCGTTGTTCCGTCTTGACCTTGCAAGCGGAATCTTACTCGTATCATGATTTACCAAGAATCTCACATCTGTCAGATCTGTGTTATTCAACGCTCCTGGCTCAATAATTTCATCGAACCATCCAAGATCTGTCCTGCTGTTATATACAACAGGGCGACCTGTTATAATATTTCCGTCATCAGTTTCTTCTGCTCTGACTTCAAAATTATAAGAACGCTGTTCTAGCGGCTTATTTTTCTTCTCCATTGTTTGCACCTCCGTCTTGTTGTTTTCCTGCCTGATATTGATCTGCTAAATCTGCATTGACATAGTTCAACGATACGAACCTTTTTCCTTCCAGTTCTGGAAGTGGTGCGTATCCAAACGCTGTACGTTTTTCATTTTCATACAGTGCACCCGTATAACTTAGCAGCGTTACAACTTCAATCGTCTGCTCTGCTGTCAAAAAGATCAGATCTTTCGGATATAATTTAATCTCATTTCCAAAAGCCTTTTCACGATCAGTAAAAAGCTTCTTTGTAAATGCCTGTGACATCTGAATAATGATCGGTTCAAGTGTCTTCTGGTAAAAAGCTTCATACTGCTGTTTTGTGTAGTCTCCTGTCAGTATTGATATGGGTACACCAAAATTTCTAAGAATCTTTTCATCAATAAATTTCAACGTATCGTTGTCAACAAGCTTGATATTACGATTCATCGGTTTGTATTCTGCCTTTAGATCTAGAGGAAGAAATCCACTTTCATTGTTCCTTAATTTTTGTTCCATCTCTTTCAGTGCTTCCTCTGTCTTCCCATCATCCAGCATGGTATTAAACTTAACAACACCATTCACTGCATAACTTGCATTCATTGCATGTGAGATTCCTTCAAGCAACTTGTGATTCAGATCTAATGTTTTCAACAACCCCTCATGATCTGGTTGTCCAAATGCATTGCCGCCCATGTACTCGTTGACAGAATAATTTAATCGGACATGTATCAGTTCATCGTATGGAAGTGTAGTCTCAAAGTTGTTTTCAAACCGCATCTTTACATATAATCGACCGCTTCCATCTTCCAGGAACTCTACCTGTGTTGGCTTCAGAGGATACAATGCATCATATTGTTTGTATTTCTTCCCGGTCGCCTTATCTTCCCATATGTAATATGTCGGCATGATAAACACGTTATAATTCATGATTAATAACCACATTGTTTTTTCAAGAAATTCACTTGTGGTCATTAATGGATTCGGATTATTCAGCACTTTTTGAATGTTATCATTTATTGGCACCGGATCCTGTCCTTTTGTCCTGATGTGAGTAGGATTCAGTTTTTTTATCTCGTCAACGATACATTTAAGTGCTTGCTGCACAACATCTGATGCATATATATTGTCGCCAAACTGCGAAAACAAAGGCATATATCCATTTAACATCTGTGCATATCTTGACGATCGTGAAAGCTTTTGCTTTATTTTGTCAAACAAACCCACTTTACTTTCCTCCTATAATTTGTTTAAATTCAGTTCTGTATCGTCTGTACATCTCATAAAGGATTGCCAGTGATACAGCCCCATCAATTCTTTTTGGTATTTCATGCTTTACGATCAGAACTTGACCATTTTCATCGCATACCTTAATACCTGCATTTTTTAAGCACCAACGATCCACTTTGTTTTCGTTATAGTTAATTAATCTATGCTTAAAATCTGCTTCGCACAGCTTGATTGCATTACTGAGTGTCTGTGCATTCTGTAAAATCATTACTAGATCGGAATTATCATTACTTGTTTTTTGCCAACCATAATAATCCATTCTTGTAATCCAGTCTTTTGCAAATCTCTGATCATATCCACATTTCCACAGTTTTATACCGTATTTTGTGTATAACATGTAAAACCAGTCTGCCACTTTAGCAAGGTCGATGTCATTCCCTTCTGTGATCGTAATTAATCCTTCTTTTTTCCATTCTTTATACCTCGCTCCTGCATTCCAGTCATCAGAATCTTCCAGCTTGCTTTCTGGAATAAAATAATGCTGATAAATATATTTTGTCGGATCTTTGGGCTTCATTAGCAATATCTTTACCGATGTTAAGTCAGTAGTTTCTGACAGATCGACGGCACCAATACATATAGATCCTCGAAACTCTTCAATGTCATAAACAGCTTCATATTCATAATCCTCAAGGTTCAGCCATGCTTCTACATCATTTTGTTTGATATTAAAATCTTTTGATAGTACAAAGATTCGATCTGCTTTCGATGTCTTTGCAACATCTACCTGTTCCTCAAGATAATCCCACTTCTTCACAATTCCTAGCGTAGGATTCGATTTCATCCACAATTTGTTTTCTCGGTTTCCATTCCATACCTCCCATTCAGAATCTTGCGTATATAACCAAGGCAAAGTTCTCTTGGCCATTAGCCCATCATCTTCACGTCTTATTATTTTCCTTGACTTCTCAAGTTCTGCATCAAGATATCCTTCAGAAATGAAACCTTCTGTTGTTATGTTTATAAACTTGGGATTATCTTTCAAACTCTGAGACTGTTCAATTGATTTTCCGATGATATTTTCTTTCATTTCATGCGATTCATCGACAATAGCAAAATCAATGTTTCGGCCCTCTTTATTATTTGTTCGGTCTGACAGCTTAAATACTTTCGTATTTGTCGATTTGTTTAAAATGAACCTCTGATTTCTTTTCGTATCCAAATCATTTGGATCAATCAGCTGCCGCATCATATCAATCGCGTCATAAACGATACTTGACTGAGCATCATCGTTGGATGCTGCAACAATATCGGCACCTTGCGGACCAACTATAAATTCAGATATCGCAAGAGCTGATGTTGTTTCGCTTTTTGTGTTCTTCCTGGCAATCAAAAGTAGCAGCCTTTTGAATCTGTCAATCCATATGCCCATATCCTTACTTTCTTTTGCCATTTTAAAAGAGTAAAAAGCTTCAATTAATGCTTTCTGCCATAGCATCAGCACCATTGGTTTATTGTAGAATGGAGATTTTGTTAATCGTACACAACTTTCCATGAAATCCATACGGAGTAATGCATCATCTCTGTTGTAGATGTATTCATCATTGTTAAAATCTTCAGCAAGATTATCCAGTTCATCCCATAATTCGTGACCGATTATGATCTCGCCTGTTTCTGCTTTTGCCCGGTATTCCAACAAAAAGGAATTATCAGGTGTCCATATTGTATTGTTTTTAATCAGCACAACTTAACCATCTCCGATCACAATTTTGGGTACAAAAATAGGACCTTTGCGGTCCTACTATGTTTTTTCTTTTTCTAATTTATCCAGGGTGTGTACCCTTATCTTCCGATACCCATGTTTTCTTCTCCACATTCCATTTTGTTCGACAATAAGTTTTCTTATTAGCTTTCTTTTTAACTTCTGTAGTCGCTTCTCTACTAGAATATTCTGTTGTAGCTTCTACCTTTGCTGTTTTTTCAGCCGTTTGATTTATGTAAGTTATATAGCCTGCTTAAGTATTCGTCATCTGCCATAACGCTCCTTTCTGTTATTCAACTACTTCTGCATCATCGTCGTCTATATATTCACAGTCTTCTTCACGTGGCTCCTGATCTTTTGTCGCTTCTTCGTATTCTTCAAAAGAGATCGGCGTATCTTTCACAAGATTACATTTTTTACAATACTGTGTGATCACATAACCTTTCTCTGGATCAATCGCGTATGATGGCTCAGTCCATTCATGATTGCATCGATCTATTTCTTCATCGTCAATCTCTTCATTATCTTCTAAATCTGATTTAGGCTCATTTTTTTTCTGATCTGTAATCTCTTCTGAATCATCCTCTTCCTGATCTGTAGCGGATTCTTCGGATGTTTCTTCCTCGATCGCTGCCTTTTTGGACTCTGTTGCTGTTTCCGTAGTTGTTTTTTCTTTTTCTGTTGTAGTTACCTCTTTTTCCTTTGTTGTAGGCTCTGTTTTCGCTGCCTTGCTTGGATTTGCGAATGCATATGTTGCTGCCAGCATCGCACAAATCACTACTGTAATTGCTACGATAATTCCTTTTTTCATGTTTTCTCCTTTTTTTAAACGTCCTTTTTTTGTTGTGTAAAATTATTAGTTACCTATAACTTCTTTTAGTTAACTAAAAAGATTTTGTCTATTTTATAACTCTGAATTTTCAACCTTGTTAAGATGATTACTAACA